CTTTAATTGAAGAAAAAATTGATGTCAAACCAGAAGGTTTTGTTCATCATAATGCACTTCATGATGCAGCAAGAGAATATATGAATATTCAACTTGCTATCTATAAATTCCAACAATCATTGGAGAAAAAATAATGGATGTATATAAAGGTTTTGTTGCTGATGATTATACAGAAATTCCACCTGGATCTTGCTTCTGGGAAATTCAATTTCGTTTCAGTGTTAATGAATTGGACGATTGTGTGACCTTTGAGGTTGTTACTGACTCAGCAAATATAGATAAAATCTCTGTTGTCGATTCTGTTCTTGATGCCTATGGTGGTATTGCTGAAATGGAAGATGGCACAATAATTAATATGAAACGTTTTGTGAGTGCTAAAATAAAACAAGTTGAAGCACCTGAAGATGATTATTTTGGAATGAATCCAAGGGTGTCAAGTTTACATTGATTAAATTAACTGCTCCAACTTTCAAGTGCATACAATGTAATGAAGTATGGACGATGTATACCGACAAACCTCAATCCACCCCATGGTGTCCTTTTTGTGGTTATTCAGAAAACGAAAGGTCCAGTCATTGGCCAGAAAAGTCTGTTGAAAAACACGTCATTGAAGAAGATAAGAATACTGACTTCGTTGTTAAAAAGACTGCTCAAAAATGGTCGGAGGATAGGATGACTGAGAAGATGTGCCCAGATGGTGGATGGTGGAACCCAATTACAAAAATTTGTATGGGTACTGGGCAAGGGTTTGAACCAGATGAAAGTCAATAAGGAAACGATATGGCATTTCACTTGCAAATCTTGTTATGGTTGGTGGTCAATTGCGAACTCTGATGCTTGGGTGCCAACAAAGTTATATTGCCCTCATTGTGGCAAACAACGAACACACGACAACGACAACAAAAAGATTGAGTGGTCAGACGAGGTGAGAGGTCCAGATAAATTATGAAATTTTATACATCGGTGAATACATTAGGTAACAAAGTTCTCGTTAGAGGAGTTGATACCGAAAAGGGTGATTTTATCCAAAGGGAAGAATTTCAACCAACTATGTATGTTCCAGGCAAGAGTGGAACAGAAACCAAATGGAGAACCCTTGATGATGAACAGGTTTGGGAAATTAAACCTGGAACCATTAAAGAAACACGTGACTTCATTAAGCATTATTCTGAAGTCCAAGGTTTTGATGTTTATGGTATTGACCAGTTCGATGTTCAATATATTTGTCAGCACTGGCCAGACACGGTTGAATTTGAACCAAAAGCAATAAGGCAATATTTTCTTGATATTGAGGTTGAATCTGACCAAGGTTTTCCAGAACCTGGAACTGCACTTTCTATTATTAATGCTATCACAGTTTATGATAATATAGACAACACTTATCACACTTGGGGTTTGAATGAATGGGACCAGGATGATGGTGAGTATGCTGGCAATGATGCGATAATCATTTATAACGAATGTTACGATGAAGAGACATTGCTGACTCTATTCTTACAATTTTGGGAAAAACAACCACCTCACGTGGTTACTGGTTGGAACATTGATGGGTTTGATATTCCGTATATTATAAATCGGTATGCAAAAGTTTTTGGTGAAAAGGAAACAAAAAAGTTCAGCCCATTTGGTTGGATTAAAGAACGAAGCATCAAAACTAAATTTGGCAAAGACCAATTTGTGTATGACATTCTAGGTGTTCAGTCATTAGACTATATGAAGTTGTATAAAAAGTTTACATACAAGATGAGAGAAAGTTATACCCTTGATTTTATTGGTCATGTTGAATTAGGTGAGAAGAAATTAAATTATGAAGAAGAGGGTTCACTGTTTACTCTCGCACGTGATAATCACCAGAAGTTTATTGATTATAATATCAAAGACGTTGAGTTGGTTAAACGTATAGATGATAAGATGAAGTTAATTGACCTTGCAATGACTATGAGTTATGATGCAAAGATTAACTATGCCGATGTGTTTGGTACAGTAAAGATGTGGGATGCAATCGTGTATGATTATCTCATTAGACAGGACATTGTTGCTCCACCCAAAAATCATGCCAGAAAATCAGAACAGTATGCAGGTGCATATGTTAAGACTCCAATAATCGGTAAGCATGAATGGGTAATGTCTTTTGATTTAAACTCCCTATATCCTCATTTAATTATGAATTATAATATCAGTCCAGAAACTCTTGTTGGATTTGATAATAGGATTAGTCTCGATAAATTATTAAATCAAGAAGTTGATTTGTCTAATTTAAAGGAATCTAATAGAACTGTAACTCCGAATGGTGCGTTGTATCGTCGTGATAAACGAGGGTTCTTACCCACACTGATGGAGAAGATATATAACGAAAGAACGATCTCCAAAACTAAGATGTTGGATGCCCAGCAACGTCGTGAACATGGTGAGAATACTGTCAATGAAATTTCCAAATATAACAATATCCAAATGGCCAAAAAGATTCAGTTGAACTCGGCATATGGTGCGTTGGGAAATCAATGGTTCAGGTATTTTAATCTTCAGAATGCTGAGGCAATTACTACTGGTGGTCAATTAGCAATTCGTTGGATTGAAAATAAATTAAATGCATTCTTGAATCAAATTTGTGGCACAAATGATTATGATTATGTAATTGCTATTGATACTGACTCTGTATATTTGCGTCTTGGTAGATTAGTTGAAGGTGCATACCAAGGCAAAACCCTGCCCGAGAAAGATAAGATTGTTGACTTTCTCGATTCTGTTGCCAAGAAATCTATTGAACCTTTCATTGATAAGTCTTATGAAGAACTTGGCGAATATGTTAATGCATATGAACAGAAAATGCAAATGGGTCGTGAGTCCATTTCCGACAGTGGTATATGGACAGCAAAGAAACGTTATGCACTGAATGTATATGACAATGAGGGTGTTCGTTATGCGAAACCAAAGATGAAAGTAATGGGTCTTGAAATTGTTAAGTCTTCAACCCCAGAAACGGTTCGCAATAAACTTAAAGAGTCTGTATCTATTATCTTGAACGGAACTGAGGGTGAATTACAACGTCTTGTGTATAAATATAGGGGAGAGTTTAAAAAGTTTGCACCAGAAGATATTTCATTCCCAAGAGGTATAAACGAATATAAGAAATATTTGACTCAAGAAAAGAGTATACCGATTCATGTGAAAGGTGCTATATTGTTTAATAAATTAATCAAACAACATGGACTGAATAATATAGAGTCAATTGATGCGGGTTCTAAAATTAAATTTATATATTTACTGACACCGAACAAACATCAACAAAATGTATTATCCTTTGTAACTGGAATCCCGCCTGAGTTTGATATGCAGGCAATGCTCGATTATGATACACAGTTTGAAAAAACATATCTCAAACCGTTAGAGGGAATTTTACACCCAATCGGATGGGACTGGGAACGAAAAAGCACTCTAGATTCATTCTTTTAATAGGAGTAAAAAGACTATGGCAAAATTGAACGTTAATGATATTGCAGAGCAAAGTGCAGGAGAGGACTTTAACGAGTTCACACAGAACTTTGCCACCAATATCGAAAATCTAGGTGCAAGAAATAAACTTGAGAATATCAAAGGTGATAAGGAGTATGCCCTTGATGATGATGGTTATATCATAGGAGATGTTTGGAGTGAAACTATTGCATCCGAAATAATGGATTTGAATGGTTTTGTTGCAACAGTTGAACGATTAGAAGCATTAGTTGTTGGAAGAGAATTATTTGGAATGGGTTCATTAAGTCCAGACCACACTATTGTTTCAGAGAAAATAGGTGTAACTCCTGGTGATTTTCTCAAAATGTTCCCAAAATATCCAATTGTATATTATACGAGATGGGGTGGTATGAGAAAACCTTTTAATTTGCAGACTTTACTTGATAACCCAATTCGGTAATATCGCTTTACTTTTGTGTGAAAGTAGGGTATAATAGGTGGTATATTAAATTAAATGATGGAGAAATTATATTATGAGTGGACTATTAGAACGTCTTAAGAAATCTGGGTCAATTCAATCAACCCAATTATCAAAGTCTGCGATATTCAATAAAAAAGATGTTATCCCAACATCAGTGCCAATGGTCAACGTTGCGTTATCTGGTCGAATGGATGGGGGATTGACCTCAGGTCTAACAGTTCTTGCTGGACCATCAAAGCATTTCAAAACGACATTCGGATTGTTGATGATGAAAGCATATCTTGATAAGTATCCAGAAGCAGTAGCAATGTTTTATGACTCTGAATT